TAGACAAACAGAAGAAATGAGAAGAACATTATCATATAATTGTGATATACTACCGAAAGTATTGGTAAAACCAGCATAATGTCCAATGTATGCCAAAACTGTGGTCATGAAGCACATGACGGTCCACTTTGGAAAGAGTTTACCGATGGTGATGGTTTACCGATTATGATAGAAGTTTGTAAAAATTTTGTAGCACAGCTTGACAAGGGTCAACAAATGTGTTATAATACAGTTAATGCAAAAGAAAATTAATTACTTTCTTTTAATAGTGCAAGGAAGAGGGTTTCACCCGAGGCTCGAACTTGACTGTTTAGGGGTTGCACCCAGGTTTGTAATCTTACCAATTATGAATCACATACTCGGCAGAGTGAAGCAGGTTGTGGGGGTTATAGGAATGGTATCCGGTCTCTCACTTGTGGGTAAATCCTAGTCCCACCTATTTTGCATTATAAATAATTATGTCGATTTATACAGACAAAAATATATACAATAACATACAATTAACATACGGAGAATACATATGAATACAAGTATTGCGGCCTTAAAAAGGTCAAAGTCTAATCTAGACACACTCATAGGCGAACTAAACAAAGTCGCAGAACCTCAAAAACAAACTAACTCATATCAAGATGATAGATTCTGGAAACCAGAACTAGATAAATCAGGTAATGGTTATGCAGTATTTCGTTTTTTACCTGCTGTAAAAGATGAAGATTTACCATGGGCAAGACTATGGTCTCATGCCTTTCAAGGTCCTGGTGGCTGGTATATTGAGAACAGTTTAACAACACTAAACAAAAAAGATCCAGTTAGTGAATCAAACAGTTTACTTTGGAACTCTGGCGTTGACGCTGATAAAGAGATTGCAAGAAAGAGAAAAAGAAAATTATCTTATATTGCAAATGTTTTGATTGTTAGTGATCCTAAACATCCTGAGAATGAGGGTCAAGTAAAATTATTCAAGTTCGGTAAAAAGATATTTGATAAGATTACTGAGGCGATGAAACCTGAATTTGAAGATGAGAAACCTATCAACCCATTTGATTTTTGGGAAGGTGCAAACTTTAAACTAAAGATCAGAAAAGTTGACGGTTACTGGAATTATGATAAATCAGAGTTCGATAGTCCATCTACTATCAGAGATAATGATGAGGCTATAGAAGAATTATGGAACAAACAATATCCATTGAAACCATTTCTTGCACCTGAAAACTTTAAATCTTATGATGAGTTAAAAGCGAAACTTGATAAAGTTTTAAGTGGTGTTAGAAATACTGGTACAGCTGAAGATGTTATGGACCCACCTACATCACCAACAGTTAGTAAACCAGTTGTAAACGAAACAGCAGATACTTCGGTTGCTAGTGAAGATGAAGAAGATGATGGTGATGATACACTAGATTACTTCTCAAAATTAGCAGAGGAAGATTAATCTCTCCACCTGTTTCTTTATATGGGGGTTGGGATGTTCTATCCTAACCCCTTTTTAATATAAATATTATCTACATATCATGTATAGTTTGAGATATCAAATCATATGAGGAGAATTATATGGAAATTATTAATAAAATAAAGGGCTGGGCAGCTGCGTTAGCAGATGTTGGTGTCTCACTTATTGCTTTAGGTATCGTGCTTGAAGTTTTATTTAGTGGACAAAATGTACCATTCTGGCCAGATATAAGTGTGATAGCAAATGTACAATCAATAATCGCTGGGTTTAGTGCTCAAGGTTTAGTTGGTTTAGTTGCTGTTTGGGTATTGTACTCAATATACACTAAAAAGTAAGATAATCAATATTAAATAAACTAAGGGGTGTTTCGGCACCCCTTTTTTTAAGCGTATAAATAGATAGTATATGAATTTGTTTTTTGAAATATTAGTGGAGTTTGGTTTACCTGTAGCGTCTGCTACAATTATGGGTGTTTTTATATACATCATTCTTAAATACATTTTAGAATCAGTAATAGGTCAAGTAAATAGTATTCATGGTATCATCATGGGTCTTGATAATCGTATCAAAACTATGAACAACGACATGATAAAATTAGATGTTCAGATATCAGACGCTTTAGATTTAAGACAAGATGAAGATCGAATTGCTAGAGCAGATGGTAAAACAGACGCAAGAAAAGATTAAATAATGACAGTAATAGAAATACTGAACCAGTATGGGTTCGCCACATTGGCAGCTATCGCTATGGGATATTTTATATATTTCATATATAAGTTTACCACAGAAAATATTAAGGCAAAATTAGGTCAAGCAAATACTGCTTTGATAGGTTTACTAGATAGAATACGAATGCTTGACAATGATCTTATCAGGTTAAGGTCTAAATTAAACACAGTTTTAGAAATGAAAGAGAATGAAAATAAATCAAAAAATTCAAAGAGAGTATCTAAGAAGTCTCTCAACTAGTGGCATTATCATAGGTGCGACATTCACTCTAATATTCACTATAGCCGTAATATTCGATTATATCTTATTATAAATATTGAGCATGAAAGCACTTAAAGTTATGGTGCTAGGTCTATTTTGTTATGTGCTTTCGACACCTAGTATCGCAAGTGAATTAGTACAAGAGTTCAGCAATCCATCATTTTCAGGTAATGGTTATTCTACTCATGTTCTATCACTTGAGCAACTAAGATATAGTAGAGAGAATAAAATCAAAGACGATCAAAAGTCTGCTGACGCAGCTGCTAAGCGTGAAGAAAATAATACTACAATCAATAAATTTATTAAAAATGTTGAGAGTAGAATTTATGCTAACTTATCAAAACAGTTAGTAGATAATATGTTTGGCACAGAATGTGAGGGCACTTGTCCTACATCTGGTACTGCTGAAGTAGAGGGTTCACAAATTGCTTGGGTCAAAGATACATCAACTGAAGTAATTACATTGACAATAACATCGCCTGATGGTTCAACAACAGTAATGTCTGTGCCTGTAGGCGACTTTAAATTTTAAAAAATATGGACTTTACATTCCCACAAATAGCAGCAGCAATATTCTTGTTTTGTTTTTTATCAGGTTGTGCTACGACTACACCACCTGAAGGTTTCTATCAAGGTGAAACACCTTATACTATGGAAACTGACACTATGAAAAGATTAGAGTTGATACCTGAATTAGGGCAACCACAAATTACAATCGCAGTTTATAATTTTCCTGATAAAACAGGTCAAAGAAAACCTAATACAAAGTTTAGTCAACTATCAACTGCTGTAACACAAGGTCCTGAAGTGTGGGTTATCAATGCTTTGAAAGCAGTGGGTGGTCATGATCCATGGTTTATAGTTTTAGAAAGAGAAGGTCTTGATTCTCTAGTAAAAGAGAGACAACTAATTAGATCAACAAGAGAGTTATATGATGGAGAAAGTGATGTAAAGAATCAATTAAAACCTCTAAAGTTTGCAGGACTTATAATAGAGGGTGGTATTGTAGGATATGATACAAATATTACATCTGGTGGTGCAGGTGCAAGATATTTTGGTATAGGCATGAGTGAACAATATCGTACAGACCAAGTAACAGTTTCGATAAGACTTGTTGCAGTACAAACTGGTGAGATATTACTTACCACATCAGCAACAAAGACTATCGCAAGTTATTCAAGTGGCGGTGATGTATTCAGATTTTTAGACATGAGTACAAAAGCGCTTGAAATCGAAACTGGTGTCGCAACAAACGAGCCAGTCAACTACGCCATAAGAACTACAATCGAACACGCCATTCATAATATGGTTTATGAAGGTATCGAAAAAGACTTATGGTCATTTAAAATAGAGGAGTAAACAAATGTACGCTAAAATAATCACATTATTATTATTGTTCACTATACCGGTAATGGCGAATGATATCTATGTGACCCAATCAGGTGCTACGCTAGACCTCGACATTACCCAAGACGGACAAAACAACACAGTTGGTAACTCGACTACAGCTTCTACGGTCTCAGGCGCAACGACCACAATAGACATAGATCAAGTTGGTAACTCGAATGTTTTGAAGTTTGATGTAAACGGTGCGACCTTCACAGGTACATTTAGCACAACTGGTAACTCAAACGATATCGATTTTAATTGTGATAGTACAGGAAACAATTCATCTTGTGCTAGTGCTACTGCTTCAATTATATGGGCAGGTAATAGTAACGATTTAGATATTGATATTGGTGAGACAGCAGACGCTGCTAACGCAACAGTAAGTATAACAGGTTCATCTGGAAGTGATTCAAATGTAGTCGCTGCTACAATAGATGGTACTTCTGCTATACTAACACTAACCGTAGATGGTGATACAAATAATTATTTAATTGACATAAATGGTGATGGTGATGTTAACGGACACACTTTAGTTCATTCACATACTGGTTCAATCGCTGATGTAGATATCACACAATCTGGTGTCTATGACAACATAATTAACTTGACAACAAGTGGTGACAACCATGACATTGATATTTCACAAACTGACTAAGTGGACTACAATAATATTAATATTATTCTATGCTACCTCTTTATGGGGTAGCATAGGTAACATAGATCGACTAGAAGGCAAAGGCGTAGTTGATCGAAAAGATGGTGAAAAAAATATCACTATCGAACAATCTTTAGATATTCTTCAATACGATACAGTAAAAACAGGCAACGGTAAAGTTGGTATTTTGTTTATTGACGAAACCAGAGTTGATGTTACACAACATAGTAAACTTATTATAGATGAGTTTGTCTATGACCCTAATAGTAAAACAGGTAAACTAAATCTATCAGCAAAACTTGGCACGGTAAGATATGCGTCAGGACAAATTGCAAAAAATTCAAAACAGAATGTGGTCATAACAACACCTACTGCTACAATAGGTGTTCGTGGCACAGATTTTTCTATGACAATAGATGAACTAGGTGGTTCTACTATCATACTATTACCAAGTTGTGATGTGCAAGGCAACTGTTTTGTGGGTGAGATAAGTGTTGAGAGTGCAGCTGGTCAAGTGATTCTAAATCAAGCATTTCAAGCCACACAGGTAGTTGTGCCAGAAAGACCACCAACGCCACCAGTAACACTAGATTTAGAAATAGACATGATTAACAATATGTTGATTATTGCAAAACCAAAAGAGATAGATGAAGAAAATTATGAAAGAAAATTAAAAGAAGTTGCAGACGCATTAGACATAGACTTTTTACAGATTGAAGATTTAGATAGAGATTATCTTGAAGAGGAAGAAAACTTATATGTAACAGGTTTAGACATAGACTTTTAACAACAAAACTTTTTAGCAGACATACTCAAACAAATAAATGAAGAACTTGCAGAACAAATGAGAAATGAGTTTGATAAACAAGAAGAAAAAATATCAATAGAGGGTATCACATTAGGTAAAGATCCTGAGACTGGAGTTATAATATTAGATGAAGAACCACAATGGGTGTGGATAAGAGAGGACGCTTCAGGTGCATATATTGAGCTAAGATTAGATCAAGAGTATGGATATATACTAAATATAATACAAGGAGAGTTTGAAATGTATGATTTCGAACTATTAGGACAAGAAAATGAGATCAATATTCAACAATATAATTAGAATAATTAAAGAAAATGTATTACTAATATTCGTGTTAGTTGTTGTTTTATTAGTGAGTGCATACGCAGAGGGTAATGATTTAGATTTTACAATCGATAATCAAACAGACGGTGGCACATTTAATTCTGTTCAAGATGGTCAAGACAACGATATTGATTTTGACATAGTGAGTATGGATAATTTTATCATAGATATCGATCAAATAGGTAATAATAATACACTTGATATTGATGTTGATGGTAGAACAAGTGATGGTTCATCAATGTATTTTAATCAAACAGGTAATAATAAAAGTTATAGTGGTTCTTTCTGGTGTGGTCATTCTTTTTGCACCATGACAATTAATCAAAATTAGTATGAAATATTTTACACATTGGATGACAGCGTTCATCACGCTGTTTATTATGACTTATATTGGTCTACAAGATCCTTGGGTCAAAGAAGTTTTAAGACTAAAATCATTTGATATACTTCTAGCAAACGAAGATAAATCACCTTCACAAGATATAACAATCATAACAATAGACGAAGCTGCAATAGAAAAATATGGTCAATGGCCTTGGCCTAGAGATAAAATAGCAGACTTAATTATAAACTTGCGACAAGCAGAAACAGGTATTATTGTCATGCCTATATTGTTTAGTGAAGAAGATAGATTTGGTCATGATGATTATTTTTGTGAGACACTAACATACGGCACAGTTATAGCACAGACTGGCACAGTACAAACTAGAACATCTAATCCTGTGCCTAGAGGCGTTGCAAAGATAGGTGATCCACTTGCATTTTTATACGAGTGGCCTGGTATGGTGGGTCCATTACCGAAACTTGCAGACTGTACAAATGGTGTAGGTGTAATCAATACAGCACCTGAAGTTGATGGTGTCGTAAGACGAGTACCATTGTTGATGAAAATAGGTGATGAAGTTTATCCTAATATGTCAATTGAAACGATACGAGTTGCAGTAGGCGATCCTAGTTATCAAGTAAAAGCAGACAAGTTTGGTGTAACTGCCATGAGAGTGCCTGGTTATGATACTATTAATACAGACGCAAACGCAAGAATATGGTTAAGGTGGAACAAAGAGTTTAAAACAATATCAGCTGCAAGTGATGATTTTTCAGAAGCTGCAGGCACTACAATTATAGTTGCCTTGACAGCAGAGGGATTATCTAGTATAGTTGCAACACCGATAGGTGAACAATATGATTATGTCATATCTGCTAATTCACTACAAACAATATTAGATGGCGAGACAGTCAAAAGATTTGATTCTCTCATAGAGTTAATTGTTGCATTTACATTAGGTTTTGCTATGATTATTATCGTGAGATATTTTGGTTATGGTATCATAGCCGCTGTTATCTTCTTTGTATCAGTTGGTTTGCCAGTTTACGCAGATTTATTTTTTAAACAAGGTTTAGTATTAGTAGATTTCACATGGGTATTGCTAACATTTTTATTAGTTGCTTTTCATTCTACATTTTTACGATTTATACTAGAGTTTAAATTAAAACAACAAATAAGAAAACAGTTTGAGAAGTATCTAGATCCTAGACAAGTAGCAATCTTAGTAAAGAATCCAGAAAAACTAAAACTAGGTGGCGAAAGAAAAGAGATGTCATTTTTGTTTATGGATATCGTAGGTTTTACACCGATATCTGAATACTATAAAAACAATGATGATCCTGAAGGTCTTGTAGAAGTTATCAATGACTATCTAAATCGTATGTCAAAAATAGTATTGAAGAACGGTGGCACGATAGACAAATATATGGGTGACTGTATTATGGCATTTTGGAATGCACCACTTGATTGTGAGAACCATGCAGAAATGGCAGTCAAAACTGCTATCGAATGTGCCGAAGAAACAGATAAAATTAAAGCAGAATTTAAAGCAAAAGGACTACCAGATATCAATATTGGTTCAGGTGTGAACACGGGTACTTGTATCGTAGGTAATATGGGTAGTGAAATGAGATTGGATTATTCTGTGATTGGTGACGCAGTAAATTTAGCTGCAAGATTAGAAGCACAAACTAGAAACTACAAAGACAAGAATGGTAAAGTAACGCCTCTATTATATCCGTCATATACACAAGAAAAACTAAAGAATATCAAGTCAATTGAAGTAGATAAAATCAAAGTCAAAGGTAAGGAAGAGTTAATTACTATCTATAAACCAATATAAATAGTAGCATGGCAAAGACTGTATTTGATAGAATACTAGACACTACAACAGGTCCTAAATCTTTTGATTACTACAAAAAAAGAGTCCAAGAGATCACATCACCTGGTGCTCGTGCATTGATAAATCGAGGAAAGGCAACTATACGACCTAAATATGGTGTAATGAACCTGTTTGGTTATGACCCTAAATTCAAAGAGACATTACCTTTATATGATAGATTTCCTTTAATCTTTCCTTTAGAATCTGCTAAAGGCGGTTTCTATGGTATTAACTTTCACTATTTACAACCTGGTGCAAGAGTAGCATTTTTAAGACAACTACAAAGATTTGCCACAGATAAAAATTATGATAAGAACACAAGATTTAATATAGGCGAGTTGTCAGGTAGATACTTTAAAAAAACTATCAAGAGATATTTGTTTAATCAAGTGAGAACATCATTTTTAAATATAACAGCTGATGAAATGGCAATTGCAATATTTTTACCAGTTGCAAGATTTGAGAAAGGACAACCATACTAATGGCAAGAGCAAAACAAACTGAATCTACATATCGTGAAAGTGCGCCTAAGAGAACTACAATTGGTAGAGGTAAAATTAAAACTTCATCTATGAATAAACATAAGAGAAGAACTTATAAAGCATACAACGGACAAGGAAAGTAATGGCAATTTTTAGAGCAGGCAAACGAGTAGGACCTTTTGATATAAGAGTAGGTTTTCCTAGAGATAAAAGTCTTGATAATGTTGATAGAGATCCTAGACTAAGACAAAGAGCAAATACAGAGAATACTATTGGTCGTTTTCGTTCTATGATGGCACGAGCAGAGGGTTATGCTCGACCTGCTAGATTTGCTATTAGACTATTCTTTCCAGGTAGCTTATCTGAATTAGCAGGAATAAGAACAAATAAAACAACAGCACCTGGTCAAGCAGGTGGCGCTCAAGCAGTTAATCCTGATGCTGCTACCATGCAACAACTGGTAGTGCAAATGGGACAACAAATAAATTTACATTGTGATAGTGTATCTATGCCAGGTAAAGATTTAGTTACACAAAAGAAACAATTTGGTAATGAACCAGAGATTGATATGGTTGTAGGTCATCAATATGCAGGAACTATAAATGCTTCTTTTTATGCAGATAAGTATCTAAGAGAAAGACAAGTTATGGAGTTATGGATGAAAATGGCACATAATAACTTGACTAACGAAGCAAAATATTATGATGATTACACAGGTAAAATGCAAATTTATCAATTAGGTTCATTAGATGGAGAGGGTGATAGAGATGTACCGACTTACGGTATAGAAGCAATAGAGGTTTATCCCCAAACATTAAGTGCTGTAGAATATAATTATGGTGCTTCAAATCAAATAGTAAAAATAAATGTAGGATTTGCATATAAACAATGGTATAATCTTACAACTGACCATATTTCAGGCGTAACTTTTGGCAATTCAATGCAAACTATTCATGATGTTAAAAGTCCAGATACAGGTTTATTCGGTAGATTACCTATTGAATTACAAAGAGCAGGCAGAGATGTATTTAATTCTGCTAAAAATCAGGTTCCTATAGGAAGGCTGTTTAAGGGAAAATTATTCCCACCATTTACATAATTTTATATAATAAAGGAGATTAAATTATGGCATTACCAAAACTGAACACTCCAACATATGAGTTGGAAGTACCAAGTACGGATCAGAAAATAAAATATCGACCGTTCTTGGTCAAAGAAGAAAAGATATTGCTGTTGGCAATGGAGAGCAAAGATAATACTCAAATTATTCAAGCTGTAAAAGACATTGTTTCATCATGCACATTCGAACAGGTAGATGTGAGTTCATTACCTATGTTTGATATGGAGTATATCTTTTTAAACATAAGAGCAAAGTCAGTAGGCGAGGTTTCTAATTTGAAGGTACTTTGTCCTGATGACAAAAAAACTTATGCCAATGTTGAATTAGATTTAACAGAGGTACAAGTGCAGGTCGGAGATGACCACACAAATAAAATTGAACTTACAGATGATATGGGCATAATTATGACATACCCTACCATCGATTCATTTTTAGATAGTGGCATTGAAAAGATAGACGCAAATAATATGTTAGATGTTATTAGCACTTGTGTATTACAAATATACGAGAAGAATGGCGAAAAAGTCTATCAAGCAAAAGACCAAACTAAAAAAGAATTGACAGAATTTATTGAATCAATGAATAGTGCTCAATTCAAAAAAGTACAGTCGTTTTTTGATACTATGCCTAAGTTGAAACACACTATCAAGGTAAAGAATCCTAAAACAAAAAAGAGTAGTGAGATAACATTGAGTGGACTAAACGATTTTTTCGGGTAGCCCTTTCACACAACACGCTAGAGAATTATTTTGAAGTTAATTTTTCTCTAATACAACATCATAAATACTCTTTGAGTGAGATAGAGAAT